TTAATGCATTAGCTCCAGTAGTGGTTAACTCAGTTATCAAGTTAGTTAGATCAACTGCACCAGCACCAGATAGTTGTTGAACACCACCTCTAATACCTTTGTCGTAAGCCGCATTAGATGTGATAGCACCAGTTGTTGCGTTTTTTGTTATTGACTCAAAACCGTTTTCTGATCTGACCGGTCCTGAAAAAGTTGTGTTAGCCATAATTTTCTCCTTTGTATAGCATTAATTATGTCGTCTCTATACCGTCTGCCTAGTCAGTCGACATAATAGTTTCTCTAGGTTTTTATATTATACATAAAAAAAGGGGCGATGTAAAACACCGCCCCTTCAGTTAATACTTACGTATTATCTATTAACTAGTTGGTAAATTTCCGTTACCAAAAACACATCTTGGATCAGAAAATCCGAAAGAGTATCTTTCTCTAGCTTTAAATCTTACGTTACCAGTATCGAAGTCACCTTCCATTGCTGTTTTGATTGGTGATCTAACGAACATTTTAAATCCATTAGGTACATCAGTCATTAAGAAGTAAGAGTCTGTATCAGTTAAGAAGTTATTGATTACATAACCTTCTGGTACCATACCCATGCTTCTTACAGCATTGATGTCGTTATCTGCAGTTCCTGTTCTCATAGGAGACTTCATCAATCTCTCAGCAGTAAATTGTAATTCTTTTGGAATTATCATTTTTCTACCTTGAGTAGCGATTTTTAAGCCTCTTTCGTCTACGAATCCTGCGATATCGATTAACGACTGCTCAAGTGAAGTTTCGTTTAGGTCTGCAGCAGTTGAAAGAACATTTGAGAAAGTTCCACCAGTTGCAAGTGGGTGAGATGCATTAATTAGTGATACACCATCTCCACCAGTTACTGTTGTAACTTGCGCGTTGTTCAATACGTTTGCAGCTTTAACTTGCTTCGTATTTGCCATAGATCTTGCAAGAGCTCTTGTGTATCTTGCAGCTAATCTATCGTATAGGTTATCTTCGATTGCTTCCTCAGTGATTGAGAATGCTAACGCGATTGTTTCGTGTGAGTATCTAGAAGTGAAAGTCTCACTCGCTTGATCAAACACTACTCCAGCACCTTCTTGTTTAACTGGTGCAGAAGCAAAACCGCTTAACATTACTTCCTCTTCGAAAGCTCTGTCAGATGTTTCAGTAGTATAAATTTCAGCATGCTGATTTTCATATCTACTATATTCCAGGCCGAATAAAGCATTCAAACCTGGCTCTAGTTCTTTAACTAGTTGCGAACGTGATATTGCCATAGTTATTCTCCTTTATTTATTATAGGCCTGTGCCACTTCTGTAGAAGTGGTTGTTTATTCTAACAAGAATATTTGCGTTTGCAGAACCTGTGTCAGAATTATCTGGATCTTGCGAAATGTCGATCGCTTGAATAGCGAAAGTAGTCGCAGTTCCTGATACTGATACATCAAGTTGTGCTTTTGATATTCCTGTCTGTGTAACACCAGTAGTGTTTGTAACAGAGTAGTTTTTAAATAGATCTGCTCTAGTAAAAGCTGCGTCTGCGTCTACCAAGAAAACTGCATCTGGATCATCAACAATAAAAGCTGTGATGTCACTAGCTGCAATTGAACCTGGATAGTAGTTGCTGTACGTAGGCTTTTTTGTAGTTGGATCAGTGTAAAAACATCCGTTAAAAACGCCCACAACAGCATCCGATGTGTTAGCACCATGTTTCTGAATATTTCCAGATGTTAGTGGTTCCACTAAATCACCTTGGAAAATTGCAGTCGCATAGCCACTCGCAATCGTGTATCTGTTTTGAGCTCCTACTAATGGTGAACCGTCAAGTTTTCTGTAAGGTCTTAAACCAAACTTTTCACTTACGTTTGCCATAGTTGTTTTCTCCTTTTAACGTTTATATTTAATCCAAGCTACTTGTAGGTATCGCAAAAATATTACTTTTTACGAGAACCCCCAAAGGTAACTCTAGACTGCCTATCAATATTGATTGGCATGTCCGGGTGTTGCTCCTTCATAAGATCTCTATCAATCGCGTCTGTTCTATCTTGAGTAATTTTTTTAAAATACTCAGCACGTTGTTTCAAAATCTCTAAAGGTATCCTTGCCAACACAAGGCCACCAATTCCAATGAGACCAGCATGTTTTCCTTCCGAGATAATTGGATATTCATGTTCACCTATTTCACTTAAAAGTGTTTCAGCTTTAACAAATTCCCAACCCTCTCTAAGTTTTTTAGAGACGTTTGCAACGTCCTCAAAACCTTGAGTCGCAGTTCTTATCCACCTATGTGCATATCCCTGCGGTGCAGCTGGCGCATCCAAACTGGATGGTGGAGTCCAATCTTTCTTTCTAGATTGTTTAGATCTAGTTTCAGACTCGCGTGAAGTTTTATAGTTCATATTTACACTCCTTCCTTCACGTATTTTGCGTATTCCTCTAGTGGTACTCCTAATTTCTTAGCGATAACCACCTGTGACTTAGTGAGTTTCACAGACTTGCGTCCACCTGATCTTCTACTAACAGAAGCTACGTTTTGGACGGGTGCAGCTTTTGTTGTTTCTTCAGTTGAAGATTCTGCAAACTTCTGAGGGAAATACTCCTTCATACGTTTGTTGATTTGATTATAATACTCATCACTTTCTCCGTCAATTCCCTGCTGGATAAGATCATCATGAATACTCATCGCAGCACCTGTCAATACTCTGTCAGTTCCAAACCAATCATTTTCCTCAGCCCATTTTTGAGCTCTCGGACTTACTGGTGCAGGAGGTGTTTCTTCGGGTTTTTCGGGTTGTGACTCTGCTTCTTTCTTTCTTGTCTCTTTTTCATTTAAAGACAAAGAAACTTTTTCTTTTTCTACAGCCAATTTGGTCAGCTGATCGTTTGCTTCCATAATTGCATCTGTGTCATTAGAATCCAAGGCTAATTTTAATTTATTTTTAGCCTTATCTCTTTCAGCATCAATTCTAGCATCATATTCCTTGAGATAATTTGTGTCAGTTTCTTCAAACTTTTTTTCTGCTGTTTCAAATTTATCTTTTAGGCCTCTTGCATAATCAACTGCAGCTTTTTCTCTTCTTTCGGCTTCTCTAATTTGAAAGGTAAGTTTTTTTATTCTTTTTTGAACTTTTTCAGAATATTCTTCTAAATCACCTTTATTTTCTTCAGGTTGTTTACTTTCTACAGGTGTATCTTCTGGTTCAGGTTTGGATTCCTCCTGTTTTGTTTCTTGTAAAAGTTCTTTTGCTGTTTTACCTCCAGTTACATCAGTGTAACCAAGGTCAACATTATCTTTTTGAACAAAAGCTTCATCTGGTTCTTTTGGTTCTGGTATGTTAACGTTTTCCTCATTAACACCATCGGTATCTAACTCCACCTCTGGAGCTTTTTTATCTTCAGCCATATATCCTCCTTAATAATGGTGCAAAATATCACGTGGGTTTTTAATCGTGGAAATGACTTCATCATCATTTAACACTCTTACTTCTCCACCTTCAATTTTGAATCTTGAACCTGCGTACCTACTAAAAATAATCCAATCGTGTAGCTTACACCAAGGTCCTAACGGAAATTTTTCTTTGTCTCTGTAACAAAGATTACCCATTTTAAGAACAAGACCACAGACTGTAGTCATTTGTATGGTCTCTTGTGTTGTGTCAGATAAAATAATACCGCCCTTTGTTTTTTTTGGGCCAGCGTAAGGCAACACTAAAAGTCTGTAGCCTGTCGGTGTTGGTAGTCTATCTAAAAGGTCATCATCGACCGTTTTTGGGTCGAGAACTGTTGAAACTTCTTCCTCTGGTTTGTATGAGTCCTCAAGTTTCCCAGTCCGTTTCGGTTTTACCGTGGACATTGTCATCTTCTAACTCCTGTTTATCAAGCAGGTCCTTCAGTTCCTGTTGCAAATCCTCTAGGGATTTGATTTGCCCCCTAACATATTGTAGTTGGTCCATGGTGTCAACACTATATATAGCTGCTTCCTTGTAACGTTCTAATCTTTTATGAATCACTTTTTGAATAGCTGATATCGTATCAAGATTAATTATCATTTAAATTACTTTAAAGATAATTTATGCTTTTGCAAATGTTTTTACGTTTGTAGGTTTCCCAGGAGGATTACCCGCTGCTCTCTTTCTTACAACAGCAGAACGCCTTTGCGATTCTGTCATTCGGGCGGCTTTTGCAGCAGGGACGCATTTTGGGTATTTTCTTTTTGATCCACTTGCAGATTTTCTTCCACATGGTTTAAATCCTCCGCCTTTTTTCTTTGCTCCAATATCAACCCATTTTTCTGAGAACCATTTTTTAAGTCCTCCAGATTTCATATACTGGATATTTTTTTGCATTACATTAAATCTTTATAATAGTCAGCCATGCCGCCTTTATTGTATTCTGCAAACTTTGGAACTTTTCTTCCTTTACCTGCATTACCATATGCACTTGTTGTAGTATCGATTCTCATCGCATGAGGTAAATCACCTTCATGTTGAAATTGAGGTTTATTGATTTTGTTAGCGCTTGGTTTTTTCATGTTCTTAAATTTGTTAGCTATTTTTTTTACAGCGTCCATGTCAAGTCCAGATTTTTCTATTCTGCCCTTTCCAGACTGTGATCCTGCTGTTTTATTTACTGATACACCTTCATTCGCTTTAATACCATTAAACTTTTTATTTTCTTTTTTTTTCTTTTTACCAATACCGATGACTATCATTAAGTCACCCTTTTTGGCTTTCATCATTGCGCCTTTAGCTGCTGGCTTAGGTCCTTTAAAATCTTTTCTTTTTACACCTGATGGATCTTTAATTTTTCCCGCACAAATTTTTGATGCATATGCGTTAGGCATACGCGGACGGGTAAACTGAAAATTTACGCTTCGCCGCGGCTTTTCCTCTAGGACATAATTTAGTCATTTTATTTCTTTCCTTTAAATATTTGTGTTCCCTTTATACCATAAATGCTCGCCACGACAAGAATCCACAAATTAGTGAACCATGACGGCAGCTGTTGGAACTGTTCAAAGAACATTTTTATTTTTTCAGACGCACCTGGATCATCCGAGAAGACTCCCCAAGCAATCACCAAAATGGGCAAAGTTAAAATTATCAAAACTGCCTCATCTTTCCAGTCTGATTGTCTAGCCTCTAACAATTTACCCTGGTAAGCTTCTTCACCTCGAGCTTGACGTTCTGCATGTAATAATTGTGCATCGGACATTGCAATTTTTGCTTTTTGTTTGTTGGCATAAATTTTGCTGCCAGCATTAATTGCTAATTTTAAGGCACTGAACCACATTCTTAAATTTCTCCTTACGTCTGTTACTTAAATAATCTATCATTTTATCAACTGTAGATAAAGCCCCTTGACCATTGATCCTCCATCTCCAAGTATCTTTATGATGCACTTTTCTTCTCTTACAAAGATAAATACAACCCCCAAAAAAATCATGAAATCTCTTAACTAAATCCTTATCAGACATTTCTACACTACATGCAAAATATTTTTTTGTTTTAAGCTTTGACCAGATGCCAAAACTCCCCTCTCCGTCAAATACCCCTGCTAAAAATATTATTTTTTCTTTTTCAGAAAGATTATCGTAAACCGATGAACTTTTTTCCGGTAACTTGAATGTTTTTAACGCCTTTGATATCAGATTTAGCTCCTGGTTCTCTGTGAGGGCATCCTCCTGTTTTTAGACCTTGTGGTTGTGGTCCCTTTTCAGGTGGTGGCCCAGATTTTACTCCACCGCTTGTTCTATTTAGATTATTTTTTATCAAGTTTTTGCCTCGCAATCTCTAATCTATCGTCAGACTGTTGATCTTGTGTTGCTAATCTATCATAATCAAATGTTAGTCTATCTGCAGCTCTCTGATTTTCTTGATCTTGCTTAAATTGTGTTTCCTCCGCTTTTCTTTGCATGTCCATTGCTCTTAAATCTATTTCTTGTTGTTTGATTCTTACCAATGGGTCTTGTTTTGCAGCGTTTGCCTGCATTTCTGACTGAACTAATTCCTGTGTGATTCTTGCTGCAACTTTTGCTACCTCTGCATCATACATAATTTGAAACTGTTCAGGATTTTGTTGTTGCATAGCCGCCATTTGTGGATCTTGAGCCATCATAGCTTTAACTTCGCCTCTTGCTTTGAAAGAAACGTGGTCTGATATATGTGATTGAAGTAATGCATAAACTTGTGGATTGATTTGAACCATTCTTGAGTTCATAAATGCCATGTGTGCTGCTAAATGTGCATCGTGATCTTGAAATTCAAATGCTGTTAGTAGTTGCATTTGTAATGCACGTGCGTTTTCCTTTGCAGGATCCATTGGTTCTGGTTGTTTTGGTGCAGGTTTCATCAAAGTTTCAATTTGTTTAGTGCCTAGTGC